ATCCTGTATTGTATCGTCCTTCAGTCCTGCCCTCCAGAGGTATTTGATTGCATTACCAACACAGAAATTGAAGTGCTCCGTGATCTGGATGCACTCTACCCCAGACGGATGCTGCGTATAGTGCTTGGGGTGATTTACCAGATCGTCAATACTATCCCCTACGTAGTCCGAATAATCGAAGTCGCTCACAGCCAATTCCTCAAGAGATAGTCAATGGATAGAGTGACGATATCGTAGGAGCCGTTCTGTACCTCTGTCAACATCAGAGCACCGCGCCAGTGCTGATTCCCTTGGTACTGCATATAGTCCTCTTCATGCTGGTAGAACGCTCCGGCAATGATGCACTGTACTCGGGATCCATCCGTCTTCACATGCGGGGAGATGTAGTAATCAAAGGTCTGCTGGTGCCCTACGATCCATGACTCATGCTTCTTGGTAGCGATCAGGTGGGCACGGGAGATAGGTCGTCCCATGCTCCCTCCTTGTGCATAGTGACAGAAATTAACTCCGTTGATTCGGACAGGGCTAAGGAAAGCATGTTCCTCCCATCCGAACTGTCTACGCAGATCGTAATCAGGCAAGGCCCCCTGCAGAAAAGGCTCCTGGGCAATGAGTCTGTCCCTTCTAGCTTCGTGGTTGCCATAGCAGAATACCTTCCTCGGTCTGTAGGGTCTGTGCTTGCTGCGGATCTGTTGATCGTTGTACGAGTTCATGGGGGATAGTAGGGCTTCCATTCCCTCCCATCCGGCCTCCAAGTCAGAGAGCATCCTTGCTCCCTCATAGACAATGTGCCCCTTGGAGTTATGCTGACCCAAGGATGGCATATCGAAGTGATCACCTATGTGGACGATCACCTCGGGTTTCTTGTCGAGGATGTAATTCCCCAGCGCAGTGAGATGCGTCAGAGGTACACCCGATTTAACCTGAGTGTCTGGTATTACGATGATTCGCATGACTTGTCCTTGTCTAGGTTCCAAAAGAACTCACAGGCACCTTTCTCGTGGTCATACGGAACAGTTATAAAGTACGCTTGCCTGAACTCATGCGAGTTAGCCAGTGCCCTGTAGCACTTGTACCTGAAAGGGCAACCCTCTCCGTAGCACATGGTGATATCAGCCATACTTGTCTCCAAAGAGTTCCTTGAATTTAGCTAGGACATCGTCAGGTATGCCTAGCCTTTGTGCCCATTCCCTGCACTTTTGTTGGTCAGGCAACTCTGCCGCTCCTATCGCTACTTGCCAGAGTTCATTCTCTACCTTCACTCGGGCATTGAGTGACTTAGCGTACAACTCCAGGTCGGACATTATTCCAGCCAAGGACGCTCAATGTGGAACCAACCCAGGATAGAATCCATCACTGCGTTGACCATAGTATCTTCTTTGTAAGTATCAAAGATATCGTCATCTTCCGGATAGATTTTTAGAAAACCATTCATTACACCTTCTTCGACAGCTATTTGAAGTACCCGGTACTCGTCTGCTTTCATCAGAATTGCTCCTCAAGTTGGATTTGGATAAGACGCTTTCCTTTCTTGGCGAGATCATCTTTGTGCATCTCACCGAATCTAGCCTGACCGTACAGGTACTCAACGTGCTTGTACGTTGCATCCAGCTTACGATCTGACCAGAATATCGTATCCCTAGTCTCCACAATGTACACTTTCATAGTTACCTCTTTTCTTCGCAAAAGATTCCACACTCGATATGCATCGATTTAATGCGGTAGCCCTTATCTGTAGCCAGCAACTCATCTAGGAAAATACGTTTTCCTTTGCGTACAACCAGTTTAGTCCCAAGTCTTCGGCTTTGTTCAGCCCTATCCTTGAATACTTCTGGATGTTTCTCTCGTACCAAGTTCCAGTACGATACTGATCCTGCCTTTACGCAGCCAATACAGTTAGCATTAGGATAACCCAAGTCATATATTCTTGGAAGTTTAATGCCAGCATTGTTGATGATCGCAAAGCATTCAGCTTTAGATGTTCTGCTGTCAATCAGAATGGGAAGGACGTTGTTCCTTTCCGAAAGGATGAAGTTGTCGTACCTATTCTTTTCTTCATAGGTAAAACCAAGTACATGGTAATCAGGTTTGTTAGCTTTCTCCCACTCAACTCGGGCATTCTTCTTGAGATGAAGGGTGCATGGTGCTCCAACCACACCAGACATATATTTATATTTTTCCCATACTTCTTTGGCAGAGCAAGAAGGGAACTTAGGGTTAGTGGCAATCTCTACTTTAACGCCTAACCAATCCTGGACATCGTTCAGGAAGCGAAGGTTATCAGGATCTTCTTCAATAACTGGGTTGTACACTACCCGTATATCGCAGATACTTCCGTACTTTTCTATTGTTTGTTTTGCAGCAACAGCACTTGCTGCTCCGCAAGAGAACCATGCCGCAATCATCTGTCCACTGGAAGGACTAAGCATTTCTCTTTCTCCTGCGTTTCCGCTTCTTCCCATGACTCGGATGCACTACAGTTGTCTGTGGAGCCTCCAAGTAGTGTACTACGGCCTTGAGGAATTCGATCTTATCGACTCCACTCCTTCCTGCCCAGTTCTCTACCCTACCAAGTACAGAGTTGCACCATCTGTGCAGTACCCTGCGGATCATTCCTGTCTTGTGGCAGTGATCCAGTGCTGCTTCATCGAAAGCTATCATCCTTTTGCACAGAGGGCAGATAAACAATTGGTTCTGTAACTGCTGCTCTCTGTATCTTCGTATCTCCGTGGCCTTTAGAGCAGTCCCTCGGGTGGCTCCCACAGTACTGGACTTCCGTCTGCGTGCATTCTTCGTGTCATCCACAGAAGTCTTCCTTGCTCGACGAAGTACTCCTGTACGTCCTGCTGCGACCACTCTACTTCCTTGCCGTACTCTTGGTACAAGCGCCAGATTTCTTGAATGCGCTCCTGATTGGTATTCAGGGAATTCAGGATTCGGGTTGCTTTGGTTTCTCCGACTCCTCCTGCTCGTACACCTTCAAGCGCCAAGCGTTCCGTACTGGTATGTGCCAGTCTCGGCAGTCCAGGAACGTTGTCTGAGCGATCACCTGTGACCAACTGCTTGAGGAAGTTGTAGTCGGCTTCCGCAACCGTAACGTAGCCCGTAGTCCATTTTCTTGGGTCATAGTTGAAGTGCCATCCCGGTGTATTCCACAGATCCTTATCCATAGCAGCAAGGACAACTCCGGATTCCCTATCGCTGTACTCAAACAGGATAGCAGAACAAATATCGTCAGCTTCCATGCCATCCACCTCCTTTGCGCCGTGGACTTCCTTGATGTAGTCCCTGAGCGTCTGGTAGTGCGTGGGCAACCTATTCTCTCTAGTGCCCTTGTAGGGGCAGGAAACGGCAATATCTTTCCTGAAGTTGCCTTTCCCTTTGATGTACAACTCTATGTTCTCTGTACCCAGAGTCTCCTTGATCGATTGGATCTGGAGCTTCAGGTTATGGCAAGCGTGGGATACGGGTTCTCCCTCCGCGGCAAAGCCGCAACGGTACAACAGAGAATCCGCATCCACCACTATGCGATTGAACATTAGAAGATGCTCTCTTCTTCCTTGGGTGCAGCAGAAGCAGCAGTTTCAGCGGGCTTGCTGAACTCGGCACGAAGTGACTGCATGGTCTTATACACCTTGCGGGTATGCTTCGCCCAATCGCTGTAGAAGTCATCGTCCCCTACGTTCCTGGGATCATGCATAGCCAAGCAGATGTCCATTGCCAGCTTGGATGCGTGACCCAGTTCTACGCCAAGGTTGGAGTAACCGCCACTGCCACCCGTAACCTGAGCAGGAGCGCGAGGAGCACCGCCAAGAACAGAGACGCTCTTGATGTTGCGGTACTTACCTGTCTTGTCGTAATCCCACTCGATCTGTACAGTGTGTCCTTGTTCAATTGCCTCAAGTCCTTTCCCTTTGAATGCGCCGTACCAGTCATCCCCGATCTTGATCGAAGAGCCATTACGAGCCTTAGATGCCACAGTACCTGTCAGTGCTGCCATGTGATCCTCCTTTGGATCAGTGAGTTTCAGACCAATTCTTGCCGATATTGTATTCCCCTGTCAAGGGAACATTCAATCTCAACATCTTCCCTGCGTTCACAATGCTTTCAATTCCTATCCTCCCTATGTCATCAGCAATGTAATACCGCGCTTCCCATTGTTCCTCATCATGGTAGCGAATCAATCCGTATGCGTCCAATCCAAGTCCCTTTATCTCTCGATCAGCGAGGCACATAGCGTACTTCATGGTGATTGCGCCCGCTGATTGGAACAGACGATTCAGTGCGGAATGCATGGAATCCACGGGGATGCGCCTACGATCAATGGCTACCAGATAACCCTTAGCTGCCGCTCTCTGCACTCGACCGTGCAGATCCTTAAGTGCGGGGTTGGTATCCCAGAAAGCCTGGTATACATCCTCTGCGTGGGATTGACTCCATCCGAATTGGCTAGCGAGTTTCTTAGCGGAGGCACCGTAGGTTACAGCGTACTTGAACGTCTTAGCCTGTGCCCTTGTAGGTAGACCAAGAGCTAGCTGGTTCTTGGTGTGAATGTCTCCCTCCAGAAGTTCAGCAGCATAAGTCCCACCGTCGATAGGGTACGTGTAGTGCGCTTCCATGCGAGCCTCGAGGGAACTGGCATCCCATCCCACCATGACATAGCCTTTCCTTGCGGTGAATAACCCCCTAATCTCCTTACCGTATGCGGAGGATGCGCGGGGAATGTTGGCTATGACACGATGCGTAAATCTTCCAGTGACTGCGCCTACTGTGTCCGCATCAGATCCGATCAGCCCTTCTCGGACAACTCGTGTGTGATTCAGCCAGCCAGATCCCGAGTCAGAGGCAAGGACATTCCTGCGGTTACGGATGGTTAGGTACTCCTTGATCTTGGCTACCTGATCCGTAGCGCCAGGAATCGCATCAAGGCCGGGACACATAGCACCATCATCACCATGCAGCTTAGGTGAAGTCTTGGTCTTCTTGCGTGTCTCGGGATCGATCTTGTGATTCCATATCGTGGGCTTCCAGCCCAGAGACAGAAGGTATTCCTTCACCTCATCACTGGATCCAATGTCCAAGAACCTGTGGCGATTCAGTGCCTCGGTAAGAGGTAGCGAGTAACTCAACAGAGAGTTCTTACGTGCCTTCCATGCACCCATTTCTTGAACCAATTCCCAACCATTTCTCTCGATGTACTTGTGTACAGCTGCACTGGGAGTTCCGTCTTTCTTGAACTGCTGCTTCGGAGGGGTATCCAATTTGTTCTCGGGCACAGGCAACAGGCCTGCCTGATCTGCTACTTCCTTGGCCAGTGCTTGCATCCGGTCAGTCAGGAGTACATGCAGATCCTTCGCTGCTGCAACGTCGAAAGTTACGCCTCGCTCATGTTGTTCCGCCACGATGCGAGACACACCGGATTCTATGTTCCATACTTGCTCGGGAATGCCATCATCCATTCCCTTCTGGATCATCTGTTCGTACAGCAGGCGGGTCACTCGTACGTCTTCCCTGCATCGAGCAACCATCTCTCCAATGCCATCAGAGAGAGGACGCTTAACCATGCCGAAGTCCTTGTACCATGAGTCCAACGAATGGCTGCTGCGATCCGGATACATGATTTTGGACATCAGCAGGGTATCGTGAACCTGGCCATGATAATGCAGATCCATACCGAAGAGACGCAAGATCACAGGCGCATCAAAGCGGCAGATGTTGTGACCTACAAAAACCAAATTATCATTCTGCTCTACACAATGCCGAAAGAAAGAGAAGTTATCCGTGCGTACATCCGTAATCACCTCGGTGTACTCATCCCCTGCATCGTTCACGCTGAACACCATGCAAGTGACACGATCAATTGCCAACTGGCCCAGATCCTGGAATTCTTTCTGCTCGGGAAAGTTAGTCTCAAGGTCAAGATACACGATCATGAGTAAACACCCTCCAAGTATTCATCCATTGATTGTGGTGTACTCTCAGGGATCTCATCATCGACTGGCACCATGCGACCAGATGAATGCACGTACTTGCATCGTCCTGCCTGGCCAGTAAACCCCCAAGTCCTATTCTTCAGTACGCGCATCGATACGAAATCCTCACTGCCATCCTCTGCCTGCTGGTTCCTCTCCATTGCGAGAACGCCCCAGCTTAACTGTTCCAATGCAGCACTACCTCGGAGGTCAGTGAGCGAGACATTCCCGCCCTCGTTCAGAGACTTGCCTGCATCACGGGATTCCCTACGCTTGAGATGCACTACGTTAATCAGCCCCACACCAGTGGACACTACCATCTGTGCGAGGTCGGTCATGATCTTATCAATTTCTTTCCGCTCATTCTGTACATCAGATCCAGAGATCACCATGCTCAGGTGATCCAAGATGATGAAGTCCACGCCACTACGAGCGTAATAGAATAACTTCTCCTTGAAACTGGAAGAGTCGATACTGCCGAAGTGGTTAAAGAAGTACATCCGGCGCACCGTTCGATCCATCGACTGCTCGACGAGGCGCAGGGGGATGCAGCCGGGATCTGTCCTGAACTTGCTGCTGGGTACGTTGTTGTCCATCGCTACATACGATGCTGCTGTTGCCTCGACAACATCTTCCAGTGCAATGTGGCATACCTTCAGACCATGCCTTGTAACCAAATCATACCCAATCTCTTTCACGAGCGTAGACTTGCCAATACCTGACCCGGCGCACACGGTGAGGATCTCACCTTTCCTCAATCCATGCAGCTTGTTGTTCAAACCCGGAAATGGAGTATCAAAACCCGCGGGCACTGAGCGCATGAGATCCGCAATGCTGATCTCCGATCCATGCACTATGCCCTCTGGCCGAAACTGTTGCGTAGCCTTGACTGCCTGAGCGAACTCAGCCTTGAAGCCTCCAACTAGGCAGGCCGAAGCATCCTTGTGTGGTACATCTACTACGCGAACATCTGGTACAAAACCGGATAACCATCCTGCCAGTTTCTTTGCAGTAGCCCGCCCCGGTTCATCTGAATCGAGGCAGAGGTATACCTTGCCGTATCGCCGGATGAAATCAATATCCTGCTGTACGCTCGCATCAACTCGTCCGTCAGTGTTAGCACCGTTAGGGATACTGCATACGTCGTGAACAGCCCCAGGACTATTCCGCAGCATCTCAGCAATTGCGAGCGCATCCTCTTCCCCTTCTGTGATGATTAACGCACCGTGTGGTGCCTTGTGTGCGACCTGTTTACCCCACAAGCCGTTCAGCTTACCGACTACGAAGAAGTCTTTGTTCTGGATGTTACGTACCTTGAAGCCGGTAACCTTCCCATCTCGATCTGCATACGGGTAGTACGTGCGCTTCGGCTTGCCGGAACTGGTATCGTATACGCAGCGTATGCCGTACCTTTTGATGATCTCTTCGCTGATCTTACGCTCGGGATCATGGCCCTCAGGCTCGGACATACAGTCCTGAATCGAGACTTTGCTTTCCATCCGTGTTACCTCTCCCACTGTGCCGGTGATCTTGCCATGCCCAGCATGACAAAAGATACCGCCATCAGCGTACACTGTGGCATTGTTGCCACGTTGATCCCTGCCCTCTGCCTCACACTTTGGGCACCTAGTTTTCATGCTTCGTCACCTTTGCCGAATCCGTCCAGTATTGTGCCGTATCTCGCCAGTTAAGCCGACTCCTCCGCATCATCCAGTGCATTCAACATCTCGGCCAGCTGATCCCTCGTCAGTGTCAATGTCTGATCTCCCAGATCAACCATGACAATGTAACGTGCCGTCCTATCGCTGAAATCCACATCCCAATTAATCATCGTTCATGCCCTCTAGAATTGATCCCCATTCGCTGTTTCGATCAGGCAGTGCCCACTCATCCTCCCGCTCGCGTGGCTCGATATCCAGAAAGACCTGATTTGAACTTTGCGAATCCTCGTCTTTTCCATACATCTTGGCTCGCATGTCCCTCGCCACGTAGGATCTGCACAGGTAACACAGATCCTCGTACCCGCCGTGCTTAGATCGCAGCACTTCCATCTTGCGATTACACGCCCGGCATCTCACGGCCAACGCTCCTGGTCATGCCAAATGCAGAAGCCGATCAACCCTAACAGGCACACGAACATCAGCACATCGTTGCCGTTCATGGTTCGTACACTTGTTCAGGCAGCACTGCCTCTGCCCTATGCCAGAATCCAGCGAATGCCCGACACACCTCGGACTCAGGGCAATCCCCTGCGTACATGCTCATCAAGTATCCTTGATGCTTGTTTACGCACCATTGCACCTCCGGATCATCAATGTCCCACCCTCGATTGACTAGAATCTCGTCAATCCAGATTGCGAAATCGCTCATGCTCTTATTCGCCATCGTAGTCACCCTCCCAATCTGCGGCTTCTTCCGAAGCCTTCTTCCACAACAAATCCAGCAGCAGCCCGCCGATCAAAGCATGAGACACTCCCGGCTGATATGTCGCAGCAATTGCAGCGACCAGCTTGGATTCACCCAAGCCCCCATCTTCTAGCGTAGCCTCGATCCATCCCTCGTCATTCATGAGGGTTTCAGCCCGCGCCTCGATTGCCCGCTCACGCATCTCCGGCCACGGATCCGGCTCGTCTGCCGTCATGGGATTCCAATTGTATTTCATATCACGCCTCCACACTAATCGACATAGTTTTTGACGGATCATAGGCTCCTTTCGCAAGGCAAATTGCTTGGGCAAGGCTAAGGCAATGCCTAGCAATTGGCAAGCACTCTCCAGAATCCAGATCCCACAGAGTCACGGCATACTTGCCGTTGGCAAGCAGTTTGATCTTGGTTTCCACCCCATCTTTCTCATTCCTGTACGTTATCTGCATCTTGATCTCCTATAGCACTAGTACAGTGCTAGTGAATAAACCTTTGGTTTAGTACTTAGTACTTACTAGTACTAGTACAGTGAGTAAAAATACTCTGTTCTGAGCGTAAATCCATTCAGGTTCGCGTGAATACTACCAGTATCGGCACCATCACCCCGCATTCTAGCGTTTGACAATCGGTGCTGATTCATGCTAGGGCCTGCACAATAAGCATGATAGCTGCCTACCAGTCCTGATTGTCATAGGCGTATTCGATATCCGCGCTATCTTCGTCATCGAGCATAGCCTGATACTGCTCCTCAGAGATTCGTCCCAATCGGTACAGAATCTCTACCATATCAGATTCGATCATGGGCATTCTCCCTAGTGTTGGACTCATCAGGGTACGCATCACGTACCGACGCCAGAAACCTGGCGTTTCGTCCTAGTGCTGCCGATAGACGAAGCCGTATCCAGTCTCGCCGATAAGCCTGCCCGTATCATTCAAGTAATCCCGCACAGCCTCCTCGATTTCGTCATGCGTCATGTCTCGATCATTGATGCATGCCATGCCATAGCTGGCAGCAATTTCCAGTGCCGTATCATGGCTAAAATCGCAGCACAGGCCGATAACGTCCAGCTCGTATGTGCCATCCGTTGAATCCTCTATGTAATCGAACAAAACGCGCAACCCGTCGTACCACCCCACATGTTCCCCATTCTCGTAATGAGTGGCGAAGTTAGACTGCCTGCCCATGGACACGAAGGCGTCGACGAACTGCGAGAAATTGATGGTTTGATACATTGTTCATGCTCCTTTTGCAATGATGGAAAGCATAGCCCGTCCATGTGCAGGGTATGCGATTACAGAAACATCCTTAGACCAGCAAGCCCGGCAGGAACCACACTTACCCTCACGCTGGTACGCTTCGCACAAGGATGCGCCGACAGGCAATTGACCTATGCTGCCGACAATTGTGGATGTCGTCGCACCCGCAGTTAGTTCGCCTTCGATACTGTCGGACGAATAGCGCACTACCACATTCGGCAATGCTTCCATGCTCGACAGAATCGAACGGAATTTGGCGAATTTGTGCATGCGTGTTGGTAACCAGTGATTGCACCATGGCGTGCGTTGCATAACTTCCAGGATTTTCTCAGATAGTCCGATCCATGCCATATCGCCCGAATCGAACCATCTAAAGTAACGGTCGTTCTGTAGGGCCTGTACCATTTCCTCGACCCAATCCGCCCGCTTCCAATCCTCCGCATTGTGCAGGCGTGGTGCCTTCACGTTAGAGAAACGATAGTTACCGCCCGCCGCATAGCAGCCTGCACATGCAGGCACTAACTGCCCGTCATCACCCTTTGAGCCCGGACAATGATCACGTGCAATCAAAGACCACGATTTGCAGCCGAGTTTACTAGTCTGTGACAGTTTGACCATGACACTACGCTCCCATCAGTTTTGAAATTGCGACAAAAACCAGGCCTGCAAAGAACAGACAAGTTCCGATACAGATACCTCGAATTATCTGATCCATCATTCTGTCGAATGTTTCCATGATCACATATCCTTGAACATTGAAGAGCAATGGGCACACTGCTCGTGACTGTCGTCATCTTCCCCAAAAAATACGTCCGTACCGATCACACGCCATCCGTCATTCGTTCCGTACCGTCTTGCCGCAGCAATCTGCCGGTAATTCTCTCGCGCACACTTGGCGCACAATGCCTCGCCATCATTGCAGACAAACATAAATGGATATCCTCCCGGCCATGCATACTTGTTGCGGATAGCATCTTTCAACTGTTTGTTATTCATGATCAATTCCCCTTAGTCAGTCTAGCAATAGCCTGTTCACGAAGGCCGTAAGCGTCTGGAAGTTCTGTAAGACCAAGCACCCGCAGGGCATAGCCAACGGCATGTCGTATCTCGATATCGTGGGTTCTACGGAGATCGTCGGGCAATGCCGACCCTTCATAGAATCTACGATCCTTCATGACTTCATTGATCCATGCCGTACTGCGCGCAATGGCCACTAGTACAGTCACAGTGTGCAAGGATTTAGCTAGCGGTTTAGACATGATCTGTTCTCCGTTGTGCTCTGCCGTTGTGGCATCGCATGACCTGCACTCTAGCGGAGTCGTGACAGAATGCAAGCAGAGAAACATTACAGTTTGTTAATGTTCGGATCGGCTCTTTTGTATTGTGTGCGCGCACGAAGAGCACATACTGTGCCAAGATCCTGGACTACTGTATAAACCTCCAGTGTACGGGTGTACATGCCGCTAGAACCGTCTCAGAAGGCCGTACAGGCTGTTCTCGACTATGTGCTAGGCGGGTAGCGGGTAGGCTGCTAGCGCACTAATGAGAATGACTCGCATCTCGAGGGTATTCATGGCGTGAATAGTGGGTCAGCTGACCTAGAATAGTTGACGTATCAACTAGATAGACAAGGATGGTTGACTATTGTGGGGTAGTAACGTGCTACAGGGTGCGAAGCACCATAGTTGAACATATGTTCAATTAATACGGCTGAATAGCAATTCAATTGCGAATGAGAATCATTCTCACCGATAGGTTTTATCTATCGATGGCCAAGGCAGACCGGGTAGCCGGGGGGTGCGGGGTGTGCTTGTATAGTGCATTTC